ACGTTCATTATTTACTTTTGTATTTTTCAAATCAACGAAAAGACGTAATGCATATGGGAAACCATTATCTTCATTAAGGTTATTTAAAGCACTAAGAACAGCTTTATCACTTAATCCATTATCATACCAATCAATTGGATTCACGATATTACATGCCCCACCTCTCAAAGTCTGCTTAAATTCATTAAGCAACACTTCAGATACAAATCGACCAGTAACACCCTTTTGAGACGCTATAATTAACGGGAGTTCCTTTGAAAGTTTATACAGGTTCTTAATCTGACCCTGAATTGCTTTCATTTGCTCGTCTTTGCTATGGTAATATGTAGCATTGCTTTTAGAACCACTTGCAATTGTCAAACCTTCAATTAATGATTGCTTAATTGTACTCAACATGTTTTGTGTTAAAACCAAATTTTCCATAGTTTTCAATTTATTTATTAGTATTATTAAAAAGCATTCTGCAATTATACGAAAAAAAATCCAGAATACTATAAAAATTCAAAAAAAAAAAGGGCGAATTTAATATATTGCTACATTAAGTTCCCGCCCATTTTTTGGAATAACAACTATCTTCTCTATAATTGAGAAGAAGTTTAGTTGTTATATCGTAACTCTTCCATGTCTCCAACTATTAGATATTTCAATATTTTTTTTAATTTTTTTATTTTCAATACCATTAGTAATCCAACATGTATTATATTGTGAATTTTTAGAACCCATTCCATTACCCTTATGGGATTTACTCATTTTTTGTTTAGTTTTTTTAGTATGTTTCTTATTTTTCCAATTACCATCATGATTTTTAAAATATTTTTTTAAGATAATCGAAATTTTATTCCCAAATGTTTTTCGCCATTCGTCATCTGATAATAATTCAACAAATCGTTGATTACCTTTTTTTGAATTAATTATTTGATGTTCGTGAGAAAATCCCCCTTCACCACCAATTCTAAGATTCATACAATCTTTTTTTGCAACTTCATTAAGATTAACTAAATCATATTCACTTTTCTTCAAAGAATTTCGATTTGGACAGAATTTGATAATTTCTTGTTGATGATTTTCCTTACCATATTTATTAATTGAATATCTTAATCTTTTCCCACTTCCCAAATAACCATCATCAAGATTATCAGTAGAATGCATTCCATAATAATATCTTTTGGTTAAGATATTTATTGTTTTATAGAGATAATGATATCTCTTTTCTTTTCTCGCCATAATTTGTACTTTCCCATAAATACGAGAAAGTACAAAAAACGACCATAGCGGGGAGAGAAGGATTTGAACCTCCAATCTATTGATTTCAACTCAATTGCTTTACCTATTACTGAAAACACCATGAGTTCTCTTAATTAAAAGAGTAGTTAGATAGTATTTTTTGTTTTGATTTTGCTATCTCCCCATATTTTAAAGAACAATTTAATAAATTAGAAGAAATTCGTTGGTCTTGTTTTTGTAAGTGTCTGATTTACCGTCAAATTTACTGTAAAAACCACCAGTTCTTCCTTTTGTAGCGGGAGAGGGACTCGAACCCTCGATCCCCGGGTTATGAGCCCGGTGAGATACCGCTTCTACCACCCCGCAATATATTTTTCCAATAAATCCCATGCTTCTCTATATTCATGTGATTTTGGTTTTCTTTGTTTGGATACTTCTTCATGTAATGTTATTGCACCAGCATATGAATTAAAAATATTAACTGGTATAACATAAAACACATTTAAATCTGAAATAAAAATAATCCCAAAATCAAAATCTTCATTAGAATATTTTTTTCTTTTCATCTCACGTCTATTTGTTTTTGTCCTTCTGACATCAATCAAATAAACTCCTTTATTTTCGGATAACCATGCTGATTTAACTTGTATTTTAATAAATTTATTATTAATAACAATAACTAAATCATATGGTAATCTATCGCCAAGAGGAATTAAAACATCCCAACCTAATTTAAGTGCTTTTAATTGCACCTCAATTTCAGCAATATCTCCTTTCAGTTTTGTATCCATAATTCAAAGAACATTTATATTTAAAAAAAGGATAATTCGTTTATTATATTATTTTAAAAATATCGGATTTGAACCGATGACATTCTGCTTTAAAGGCAAAAACTCTATCCAACTGAGTTAATTTCTGTAATAACAAACAGTTTCCTTTTTAATTTTAAATCATTTTAAAGAACAATATTCCTAAAAGACTCTGCAAATATAAAACACTTTTTTTTGTTATGCAAGTATTTTCAAAAAAAAATGTAAAAAAATTTACTGACCTCTGGAAAAATAAATACATAAGAATTTCAAAAAAGTTACAATTTTTTATAATAAAATTTAATCTTTTGGTTTAACATACTGATAATTACGTTTTTTCACTAACATATCGGATAGACTTTTATTCTCTCCTTGAGGTGCATCTGGATCAGTTTCTTGAATTTTCTTCATTACTTTATCCATTTCATCTGCATGAAATTTAACCTCTTTTATATCAGGTGATGGTTTGAACTGCGTCAAATCCATTGGTTTCTTTTCTTCAGGCACAGGAATTTCTTCTGGCTCAGTAACTATATTAGTAACGGTTTCACCAGTCCACTCAAATTTCTCTTCAGTATTTACAGCATCACTTACACCATCATTTACACCATCACTTACAGCATCACTTACACCATCATTTACACCATCACTTACAGCATCACTTACAGCATCATCTGATGATGCAGTCGTAACTTTTCCATCAATTTCCATTATTTCCTCAGTTACTGTATTATCCTTTGTTCCCTCAACAGCACCCTCAATTGCTCCCTCATTTTTTATTTCTTTCTCTGGAACAGCATTCTTCCTCAAACGTTTATTAATTTCATCACTATTTAACTTATCAATTAATACACTTTCACCATGCTGACTAATTACAGCATTCAATTTACCTTGAGACGATGATAATTCTTCGGCTTTCTTTCCTACCCTATCAACATCTGCTTCATCATAATGTTTTAAATTTTTATAATTTCTGGTACTACGATATCTTGGATCATCGATTATTATTTCCATTGTATCATTATTAAAAACACAATCCTCAAACATTTGACCGTCCTTTGCAAATCTCGCCTTAATAATTCTAATATTAGCAAAGTTAGCTTCCTGTTGTGCTGGTGTTTTGGCTATTGACATAAAGAAATGCGCTTTCTGCATTCTCTTGATACTTCCACCAGTTTGATATGCTTCAACAAATTCAGCACCAATTCCACTACGATTACTTTGAATCGCTGTCCATGCAGGTATATTAAAATCTGCTGCAAGTGCCTCAAAACCTTTAACAATTGTAAGTTCTGCTTCATTTCTGTTTGGAGTTTTCTTATGACTTTCCAAGCAATCAAGATAATCAATCACCAAAATATCAAATTTGAAACCCCATTTCTTCTCATAACCCAACATCCAATTACGAACGTCTTTCATTGTGGTATCTTCTTGACTAAATCTTTTAACAAGAAGTCTACCCTTACCTTCTAAGGATTTGGCTTTCGCATTAGCAATCGCCAAGACTCTATCATGTTCATCATCTTCACCAAGTTTACTTAATGCCGATTCTGCCCAAATCACATAATGTTTACGCTTAATTTCATCTTTAGTATCTTCAAAAACAATATGAGCAACATTCTTTTCTTGCTCATATGCTGTATTTGCAATGATTGTAAGTGCAGTAGTTTTACCAACTCCAGACGGAGCAAGAATAAGACCAATCTCACCCTTTCCAAGACCACCATCAGTAAGTTCATCAATAGCACCGATTCCCGTTGGTATTGTTTCACGGTATTCTTTACGAAGTGCTTTCTCAATACCTTCAATTAATGATTCACAATCATCATCTTCCTCACCAATATGTGAAATTTTTTGAAATTTTTCTTCAATAGCAGTAATTGTATATTTACTTTTAATATCACCATTCTTAACCTTATCTTGAATATGTTCTGCAATTTTACGATATTCTTGTTGTTTAATAAAAGCAGTTGTTGATTTCTGAACCACATCACCATCATAAAGCATTTGCTTATTGATAATTCTTTCATTCCAAAGTTCAATGCGTTTAATTACAGCAAATAACGATTCTTCTTCAATAAGATTATTTGGTGTTTTGTATGTATTAATTGCCTGATGAATACTCTGATTCTGAAGATTTGGAACTTTATCAAATTCTTTATAATATTCCAACATAATAATGAATAACCTTTTCAGATTAGGGTCATCGAAATATTCAATTGCTAAATCAGGTATTATTTTTTCTGCGAATTCTGGTTCAACTAA